ACTCGATCACGAGACGGGCCTTACCAGCGGTCGAAGCGGTGGCTCCGGCGTTGGGGGTGATCGTGATCTTGTCGCCGGTGGCCTTGAGACCGGTGTTCAGCACCAGCGCGGTAGCGCCGGTCGCACCGACCGAGGTAGCCGCGAGGTACGCGGTGGCGGAGCCACCGTCGGTGCCGAGGCTGACAGTCGGGGTCGAACCGTTGAACAGGGTCTCGACGAACATGGTGCCGCCGAGGTAGATGGCGTTGACCGGCAGTTTGACCTTCACGGCCGACGGCGAAGCCGCCAGATCGGAAAAGTCGAAAACTTGCTCGGCGATGAGCGTCTTCTGACGGCCGTAGACATTGCGTGTGCTCCTTCCGGTTAGATGGCGACGTCGCAGGCCACGACGCCGAAGTCTTGAGGCGTGGTGTTGCCGGCGTAGATGGACTGGAACTTCGGCTTCAGCAGGCCGGCGATCTTGCCGATCGAGATGCCTTGCTGGTTTTCGTAGTCGAAGCCCTTCTCGACCCACTCGGGATCACCGATGTCGGCCATACCGAGCGCCTGAGCGCCGCAGAACAGCAGACGGGCACCCGGGACCGCACCGCCACCACCCATGCCCGCCTGATACACGTGGCGGAACTCGTGGATGTAGATGCCGTCGACCTTGACCGAGGAGCCGGTGAAGAGAGCGTTCGACGCATCGCGCGGACCGGCGTTACGCAGGTTCGCCATGTAGTCGGCGTCCATCTTCAGCTTCGCCATGACCTTGGGCGGCAGGAACAGGTGGAAGGTTTCTTCGCCACCAGCTTCCTTGATGCCGCGGATGTAGTTGTCCTTGGCGTAGGCTTTCAGGTCGACGATGGTCTGCCACTTGATCGTGTCGGCAGCGACGAGGTCGGTGTTGGCAACCACGGTGCTGTTCGAAGCGGTGTTGGTGATGAGGCCGGTGGCGTCCCAACGGGTGTAGCGCAGCGGCGACGGGGCCGACACATCTGCGGCGAACTCGAGGTACGGCAGGTCGGAACCGACGCGGGCGACACCCTTGTTGGTCATGGTGTACGCAACGCCGGACAGGGTCAGGAACGCCATCTGGTCGACACGGTCAGCCAGCCAGTAGGCCAGAACGTCTTTCGAGTTCTCGCGGAAGGTGACCACCGACTTCTGGTCGGCCATCTTGCCTTCGTGGCGGTTGGCGTGACGGAGCTGGTCGATACGGATCACTTGATCGTACGACTTCATCGGCTCCTCGTTGCCTTCCAGCGTGCGATCCCCCGCGACGCCATCGCCTTCGAGATCGGCGACAAGGGTGATGACGGCTCGTGCGCCCTTCTTGTCCTTCTTCAGCTCGGTGATGCGCTGAATCATGGCGTTCGGGCCGGAGCCGAGGAACTTGTTGACGAACGAGAAATTGCGGGCGGCGGACCACGTGTCCTTCGCCCAAATGGTCAGCTGCTCGTTGGTCAGCCGGCTAAAGTTGGTCATGCTCATGGTGAAATGTCCTCGTATAGAGATGATGCCGTTTCCGCCGACGTCAAATGACGGCGGGCCTTTGTGTCACCTGTATCGCTGTGACGGGCGGGGAAACGGCAGTACGAGGCCGAAATTCTCGAACACACTGTCGCGGTGTCAGGCGAGGCCAGCGTTTATTTTATCCTCGGACGCGCTGCCCCCGAGTGCCTAACCGATTGGAGATTCAGTCAAGGCGAAGCTAGTCTAGTTCAGACTTTGCTGAAGTGTCAAGCGGCGACATCTTCGAGCATATCCCCACGCAGGCGAGCTTTCGTCGAAGCCGGAAGAGCGCTGAACTCCTCTTCCGTCATGTCGCCGACCGCCTTGCCATCAATACCGCCGCCCTTCTTGTTGCTGTCGAGCCCGGCGTCGATGCGCGGCGGCTGCTTGCCGGCGGCGTCGATGTTCTTCTTGAGCTGCTCAGCACGGCGCTCGGAGCCCTTCGTGTCGGTCGAGAGGCCCTTCTTCTCGGGCTTCTTGTCCGACTCGGGGGCCTTCTCGGCGTTGCCAAGCACGTACTTCACGGCCTTCGCGATGGCTTGCGAAGACGGCATGCCGTTCCGCTCGAAGCCGGTGCGCAGGAAGCTGACCTCGTCGACAATGTTCTGGTCGTACTGGTCCGAGTCCGGATTCAGCTGCGCGAACTCGGCTTCCAGCTTCTCGACCAGCGTGTCGACCTTGAACTGCTCGACGGCCATGACCTGCGCCTGAGCGCTCTTGTGCTCGACCTGAGCGGCGACGATCTGGCGCTCGGCGGTGCGAATCTGCCGCATGAGGTCTTTCGCCTTGTCCGTCTTGCCGTCGTCCAGCGCCTTCTGGTACTGGTCTTCCAGCTCGACGACCTTCGCGTCCAGCGCGGCGACGTCCTGCACCTTCGCAGCGGCGGCGGTCTGGCTTTCGAGCTCCTGAACCCGGGCGGCGAGAGTCTTCGCACGAGTATTCACCTCGTCGAACCGAGCCTTCGGGATCATGACGGAGTCCTTCTTGGCGAACTTCCCGTCCTCGCCGCGCGCAGGGGCGTCCTTATCTTCGTCGCCCTTGTCGTCGCCCTTGTCGTCGCCCTTGTCGTCGCCCTTGTCGTCCTCAGCGGCAGCCTTCTTGCCGGCTGCGGCCTCTTCCTCGGCAGCAGCAGCGGCAGCCGCAGCTTCGGCGGCTGCAGCGGCTTCGGCCGCTGCCTTGTCGTCGACCAAGGTATCACCGCGATCAACGGTTCCGCCGCCACCGCCACCTTCGCCGCCCTTTTCTTCGTTCATCAGGTGCTGGAACATGTTCTTGAATTGCATGGTATTGCCTCCTGTCAGGACACCGCGACCCAGTCGTCGCAAAGAAGATCAGATTGTGAAGCGATCCACGGCACAATCTCGCCGTCGGCAGTCTTCATGTCGATATGAGGGCGATAGGTGATCCGCGTGCCCTCCGGGTAGATTCCGAGGAGCGGCGCGCGGTTCACCTCGAATTGCGAGCCGGGAACGAGGAACAGGAACATGCCCTTCCCATTCCAGCCTTCCCGAGCGACCTTGTTGCCCCGCTTCATACCTTCCAACGCTTGTCCGAAGTCCATCTGCATTACCTCACTGAGTAGTCACAGGCGTGGGTTTCGACGCTGCGTTGGCCGCCTGCATAGCCATCTGTGCACGTCGTTCTGCTGCTTTTTCCTGAGCTTCCTGCTGCCGGAGCTGCAAGTCCTGAGCGTGCTTCTCACGAGCCATGAGCATCTCCTGCTCGTGCCGCTCGCGGTCCATCGCGAGCTGATTCTGCATCTTCTCACGTTCCATTTCGAGCTTCGCGGCGTCGCGCTGGCGCTCGGCCTCGATCTCCATCATCTTCTCCTGCCCGCCGTTCTGCTGAGCCTTGGACAGCTTCTCCTGCGCGCTGGCCTTCCGCTCCTCGCCCTGCGCTTCGAGGTTCGCCACCTCCGCGGCCTTCCCGCGCACTTCGAGGTCTTTCAGCGCCTTGGCGTTCGGGTCTTGCGCAGCCTCGGCCAGCCGCTTCGCCAGCACGGTCTTCCGCTGCAGGCGGCTGTTCTCGATCAGCACATCGTCAGGAATCGGCACGCCAAGCTCACGCAGGGCGACGGCCTGCTCGAACTGGCTGTCTTCCAGAGTGGCGCGGAACGGCGCGCTGGTCACGACCACGTCGTACTCGCCGGCGGTCAGGTCGTTGACGACCTCGCCGGTCTCGGTCATTTGGTTGATCGTCAGCGTCTCGGGCTCGGCGAGCAGACTGTCGTGCGTGATGTTCAGCACGCGCTCCTCGGTGTAGAACATCTGGACCATGTCCATGACGTTCCGGGCGAGCAGGTAGTCCGTGCGCTCGAGGTTGTCCATGACCTTGCTGAAGTTCACGGAGCCGCGTTGCGTCTTCGCTTGGATAGCCTTCGCAGCGACGTCCTCGCGGTCGAAGCCCTGCATGCTGTCCGACACGTTCGAGATGCTCTTGATCGCTTCCTCAGCCTTGAACGACAGGCGGTCAAGGCCGGTGGGCATGGCGTTCGGCTGAATCTTCTCGGCGCTGTTGATGTCGTCCAGCTCGAGCACGAGCCCGGTCTCCGCGCCGCGCGCTTCGAGCTCCTCGGCTGTCATGTTCGTCAGCCCGCCCTTCTTGATCTTCCACCCGCTGTTCGCGGTGGTGTTGATCACGTGAAGCTCCTGCGACGTGGTCTTGTTCAGCAGCTCCTGCGGTCCGAGCAGGTTCTCGACGAGGCCGATCGTGCGGCCGGAGCGCAGGAACGGGAAGAACGGCACGGTAGTGAAGTGCTTGTACGGGCTGTCCTTGTCGTGCAGCACGACGTCGTCAGCCGTGACGCACCAGTGCACCTTCTTCACCATGCGGTTGATAACCTGCAGACCGTACTTCTCGGCGACGAGAGCGATGCGGTTCCGGTCCCAGTTCTCGGGCACCTCGCGCATGTCGCCGTTCACCGGGTCGACGAACATGCGGACCTTCACGAGCCGGCGGTACTGGCGCTCAAGGGTGCGGATGTACCGCTCCACGTCGTGCTGCCTGTTCTCGCGGTCGTAGGTGCCGACCTGATTCGGGCCTGAGAAGCGGTCGCGCATGCGCTCGATGCTGTCGTAGCCGTATAGGTAGGACGAAGACGTGCGGGAGCGCAGCTCGTCCGCCGCTTCCTTGCTGTAGTACGTCTCGATGTCCATCGGCGTCAGCCACTTCGTGATGACGACGTCGTTCCAGCAGTCCGGATCGTATTCCTCGGCATCCGGGTCGATGACCACGTTCTTCGAGTTCAGCTTGACGATCCGGACCTCGCCGTACATGTTGTCGTCGAACTCGATGCGGGCGTCGTAGAAGCCCCGGGAGCGTATCAGGCCGTCGGCGAACACGTCGCTGCGGGTCCACTGCATCTGGTTGCTGTCGGCGATGCTCATCCAGACTTTGTTCCGGATGTCCGCGCCCTGTGGTGAGGCCCCTGACTTCGGCCTGAACGCCACTTCCATGCGGTTCTGAATCTGCTCGCCGAAGATCGTCGCGAGCGTGGAGATGATCTTGTTGATTGTGAGCG